AGCAGCAGACCTCACCGCCACTGATGATCTAACCGTAGGCGACGACGCCACCATCACCGGAGATCTGACCCTGGGCGGCGCAGCCACCATCACTGGAACCACTACACTCAACGATGAGGTACGTATCACCCTGGGTACTCCAGTTCTCAGCAATCATGGCGTAGATATTACCATGAACACTGACCACTCAGTTGGAAGTAAATATGGTTTGTACCTGGAATCCAACGCTGATCCGTCTGGGGGAACCAGTACACAGGTGCGCGGTCTTTACAACAAAGTCACATACGGCAGCCGAGAAATGAGCGCGGGTATAGGACTGTTCAACGGAGTGTACGGCGACGACGGAAATACGAACCCGATGGGAACGATTTATGGTGCCTACAACTACTGTGACGCTGAAGATTCTGATGTCACCAATGCATATACACAATATAATGCGATGTCAGCGGTAGATGCAGGCTCAATAGGCAGCTCCTATGGACTCTACATCGCACCTAGTACGGTTGGCACTGGTACCATAACCTCAGAGTACGGCATCTACATGGGCAGCATTGACAACGCAAGCAATAACTTCTCTATCTACTCTGAAGGCGGGCGAGGCTATCACGCTGGACCCTGGCACGCCGGCCTAGATGTCACCGCCATCACCACCGATACCACCATCGCCGACACCGACACCGCAGGCACCTACACCAATCAGGGAGCAACGGGCAGCCTCACCATCACCCTACCCGAAGCCGCCGCCGACCTCAACTACTGCTTCTACACCTTCGCCGCTCAGGAAATCGCCATCGACCCAGCCACCGGAGACCAGATCCACCACCTAACCAACGCCGCCGGAGACACCATCACCAACTCGACCGCCGGTGACTCTATCTGCCTACTCGCCGTGGATGCCACCTACTGGATCCCGCTACAAGAAGAGGGAACCTGGGCAGATGGCAACTAGATCACACCGATGACAACGCACCGCCAACGCCACGGCAGACGAACGGCGCCCCCGTGGCGTTGGCGGGCATCCATTAACCATTCACCATTAACCATTCACAATTCACCATTAAGGAGATCCCATGCACCCGGAAACAATGCCCTGGTACCAATCCCTACTACAATCGCGTAAATTCTGGCTGGCTATCCTGGCCCTTGTCCAAACCATCTTGTTTCACTACCTCCCCACATTCCCCGCCCAGGTCTGGCAAGCCATTGACGCCGTACTGGTCATCCTGATCGCCTCAATCGCCTACGAAGACGGACAACTAAAACGAGGCAGCAGGCACAACGCCACCTGTCCCCAGCAGCATGGACCCTACAACCCGCCCGATGACTGGCCCCTCGACAACCCGTAGGGGCGGGGTCTCCCCGCCCAGAAAGGACCCGCACACATGGCAAAAGTAACACGTACTGGCCTACCGGTCGCCTCGGGGTTCTCTGTCACTGGATCCGGGAAGCTATTGGGGTTCCTGATATCCCACGCCGAGACCACAACACAGACTGTCACATTCTACGACGATACCAGCGCGCCGTCAGCAGGCAACGAACTACTAACCGTCCACGTCGCACCCGAACAATGCCCCAAGCTGATCCGCTTCCCACGAGACCTACCAATCCAGTTTACTACCGGTCTCGCCGTTGACTATGGCAACTGTGATCTAAATGTCTGGGTAGTGGGGTACTCGGGATGATACTAGAACCGGTCGGCCTGGCGCTGGGTACTCCGGCAGGCTTCGTTTTGCTTCGTTCCGTCGGCCCTGGCTGGGCCTTAACCGCTCCGCTTTGGCGTGCTGTGGCGTGGCCTATCGGCCCGCGCGCGAAACAGACCGCGCGCCGCTACGCGGGCGCCACCAGCCCGCCGCCGCTACGCTGGGCCCGCCATGCCTCGACTCCACTTCGCTTCACTACGCCGCCGACCCAGCGCCAGACCTCCCTACACACCCTAGCCAGCCCCCATTCACCATTCACAATTCACAATTCACCATTAAGGAGTTAACCCCATGACCACCCTTGCACAAATCGCCGACCGCGCACAACGCGCCCTATCCGATGGCCTAGCAGGCACCTGGTCACAAACCGACATAGAAAAATGGATCTGTGAAGCCATACTCGACTACTCGACCCACTTCCCACGCACCGAAACCGAAACCATATCTTGCACCGCCTCAACCCACGCTTACGATCTCGCCACCGACTACATAGACACGATCCTGGTAGAATACCCCAAAGATGAAGACCCGCCCGAGTATCTAGCCCGCCTGGCACGCACCCACCCCAGCTTCTGGGGTAATGATGGCTTCTACGACATAGAACCCGCCCGCCAAGCGGGTACACAAGCCACCCTCTACATATCCGACACACCCACCGCCAGCGAGGAAATAGAACACACCTACAGCGCCCACCATACCGTAAAACTCAACTCAGACAGCGCGATCACCGTTCCCGAGTACCATGAACCGATCCTCATTCTATACGTCCTATGGGCAGCCTACACCGAGAGACTAAGCCAAGAAGAACAAGGACCCGACACCACGATCCACCTGATGGAACAATACCGCACCGCAGCCCAAACCGCATGGACCCACTATCAAGACGCCATCACCCAAGCAATCAAACAACAAGCACGCGGAGGCATAACCGGACCCTGGAGAGCAGACATACACGACCCCATATACTAGCAACTTGACACCCACGCCGCGAGCCTGTATACTATTCGCACCGTTCGGAAAGGAGGACCGACCCAATATGGCGCAATACCTCACAGTCCAACAAGCCGCAGCCCGCCTAAACGTCACACCACGCGCGATCCACAAATGGATCCAAGCCGGACACCTACCCGGTTCCTACAAACTCAACCCACACGCCACCACCAGCCCTTACCGCATCCCTCTTACATCCATCGAAGAATTTGAAGCCCGGCGCCTTACACCGCCGCAGTAACACAGAAAAAGCCCAGCGCGCCCACGCTGAGCTTTTCCTTGCCGATCGGTAACACTGAGCTAGTACATTACCAACCATATAGCAACATAGAGACCCCCCGGTCTCCTGCGCGCCTGAGAGGATTCGAACCTCTAGCCCTCTGATTCGAAGTCAATCAGTCTATCGCGAACACTCCGAACCCGCCCCACGACTAACCGCCCAATCCACCGGAGAGGCACGCCGCACCACATCACGCCGCAACCCATCAGCCAGCCTCGCATAAATGCGCGTCGTGGAAATATCAGCATGACCGAACTGATCCGCAACCGTCGACAAATCTACCCCGTTGGCTACCAAGCGCGTACCACAAGTACGCCGCAATAGGTGAGGGTTTAGCACCTCGAACCCATGCCGCGCCGCCAACCGCTGCAACAACTGACGCACACCATCAGGGGTCAATCTGTTGTGTGGCCGGCGCTCTGCCACAAACACCGCCCTACAATCATGCTCAGCCAAATACGCCCCAACCGCCGCACACGTCCGATCCGAAATGAACACAACGCGCCCTTTACCACCCTTACCGCTGCACACGCACACCTGACCAGCCAGCAAATCTAGATCCACCCGATCCAGACTACACAACTCCTCGACACGTAACCCACCATCAAGCAATAGCAACACGATCGCCCGCTCTCGCCGTGACTCAGACTCGCAACATGCCACAAGCCGCACTGTATCAGCAGGCGACAGCACACGAGGCAACCGCCGCTCTACACGAGGCCGCACCAAACCCACAGCAGGCGACGCCACACCATACCCCTCTAACCACGTCCCAAACGCCCGCCATGCCGCCACCATATAGCGCCGAGTATTGCGGCTCAAATCACCCGTAGACCGGTAATAGGTCTCTACACCCTCACAGGTCAGAAAATCACACGCATGACACAGACCGCGCGAGGCAATCAACCAATCACGCCCCCGCTCTAAATGCCACCGATACCACGATACCGTATTCACCGACAACCCACGTTCATCACACGACCGACAATACACCTCGATGATAAACGCCGCCACCGCCACACACACCCGCCCGCCAATCATCACAGCCCCCTGGAGTACCACGACTTTGCCACGCTTGGGGATCGGTGGGCGCTCGTCGGCTGGGAACCACACGCCCACCGATCCTATTATACCCGCTGTGCGCGTCGTGCGCAACGTTGACCACACAACAAATCTGGTGTATACTACGCCACATGACACCATCACGCACCTGTCCCAACTGCAACCGCATATTCACACCACAACACCCACACTATCGCTACTGTCCCGAATGTTGGCGAGATATCCAAGCCGCACAACACGCCGATCGCCGCCACCGCCAAGGCCATGTATGGCACCCTACATACCGCATCACAGATCCAGTCACACTCACCGAAGCCTTAATACTAGCCCTTGGCCTACTCACGCTACTATATCTCGCCGCTCAACTGTTGCACCTATGGTAAGGAGACGATCGATGGCAAACACAATAACGCTGTCTATCCGGCTGGACCCCGACACACACGCCTGGTTAACTGAACTCGCCACCACACAATATCGCACCATCAACCAACAAATCGCCTACATCCTCAGCTGGTATCGCCTCGAACACGACCAGACACCAGACGCCAGCACCACAGACACGAGGCACCAGTAACACCACCGACACAACTACACACAACGCCGCAATAATCATCTATTGCGGGCTGGCGCCGGGGCTCCGCAACACAACCGCGGAGCCCCACCACCAGCCCGCCCGCCCGCCGGTACCGGCTCGCCTTGTCGCCGCGCGCGCCCGTGCTCGCCCGCCTGAGAAACGGCGGGCTGTGCTCGTCCCCGCGCGTCGCCTGCGCCTCCCCGGCCCGCCTGGGCGTCTCTACCGTGCTGCTCCTGTCCTCCCCTCCCTGATATACGCCTGATCGCCAAACCAACGACCCTATAACCTGGGTGCTGTGCTCGCGTGCTGGGCCCTGCTCGGTGGTGCCCGCGGGCCTCGGGGTGCTGTGCTCGCGTGCTGGGCCCTGCTCGGTGGTGCTCGCGTGCTGGGCCCTGCTCGGTGGTGCCCGCGGGCCTCGGGGTGCTGTGCTCGCGTTTCTGTCGGTTTTTGGTGGTTTTTGAGGGTTGTCATTTGCTGGTGCCTGTGTTATACTGTCCCTGTCGTTTGGTGCGGTTTGGTGCGGTTTGGTGCGCGGTTTGCGCTGGGGGGGGGTTCCTGTGGCTCTGGTCGGTTTTTCTGGTTCGCGCTCGCTGCCGGTCTCGTTTGCGTCGTTCGTGGCCTGCGTCGTGGCCGCCTTTGCCCGCTCGGGTCGGGGCGTTGCCGTCGGCTGTGCCCGCGGTGCGGATGCTCTGGTTCGCGCTGGTGCCGCTTCGTGCGGCGCTCCCCTCTCTGTGTTCTCTGTCGCCTCGGGCGCTTTTGGCGCCGGGCGCGCCGCCTTTGCCCGCCGCTCCGTTGCCCTCGTCCGCGCCGTCGCCGCCTCGGGCGCTGGTTCCGGTTTTGTGGGGTTTGTCTCTGTGCCCTGCCCCTCCGGCGTGGCTCCGGCGCCGTCCTGGCGCTCGGGCGCTCGGGTCTCGGGCTCCTGGTCCTCGGTCGCCCTGGCTGCGGGTCTCGGGGTTCCTGTGGTGGTTGTCTGGTGCGCCTCGGGCGCTCCTGTCCTGCCCTCCTGGCCCGCTGGTTCCTGGGCGCCTGTCGCCCTGTGTGGCGCCTCGGCCTGGCGCTGGTGCCCCGCGTCGGCCCCCGCGCGCTTGCCGGGTTTGTGATCGCTGGTGTTGTTTGGTAATGCGGGCGCCGCGGCGCCCGCCCGCCTTGCGGCCCTAATGGGCCTACAGAACGGAGGATGATACAATGGCACGATCGGTAGAACGATACATTCGAGCAGAACACCGCGCGGAACTGCTGCACGAGTTAACCGCCACCGCCGCGGCCCTGGGTCGCCTGCAGGCGGCCCTGCCCCCCGCCGCTTTCGCCCGCGTGCGCGAACGCATGGACACCCGCGAGATTGTGACGATCGGGCACGGGGCATATGACCTAGTACACCCCCGCGCGCGGCTGGAATATGTCGAACGTCTCGAAGCTAATCTCGCATCATACCGCGAGATTGTAATCCATGCAGATCGCTGGTCCCTGGCCCACGGCGCCCCCACAGACGCCACAACCGCGCGCGTCGATGTGTGGTGGTTTGCAGACAACGAGCCACAACACGCCCGCCAGGTCCTGGCAATTGACGTGCTCGAACACCTGTCAACACAACACGGCTGGAACACGGACGATCGGGGCACATGGATGCACCCCGATCGCGGAGCACGCGACGAACGGACCCTGTATTACCAAATCCCCACCGCGCGATATCACAACGCCCCTGGCGCGTACTCGACACGCCGCGTGCTCCGATTCGATTATGTGACGAAATACGGAGCTGAACACTGGGTGCCAGAATGGCGCGACTGCACGCCCGAGGACGTGCCCGCGTCATGGAGCCCGACCCCCACCGAGACTGGCTATTACAATCGCTACATGCCATCCCAAGGAGGCTAAACAATGGAACGACTTCTAATCGGCAGCCTGGAATTGACCACAACAACGACTGGGCTGAATGTCGCCGCCCTATACAGCAGCGACACACGACTAAAATACCCGGTAGCGACTCTGTTTGACCTGTCCGCACTGACAGACGTGAACATCGACCCCAACACACTGACGCCAGATCAGCGCCACCATGCCAGATTCTACGCATATTATGAATACTCCGAACGCACCAACAGCGCCGGAAATCGCTACCGCGATATCACGCACTTGGAACCGATCGCAGCGCCCGCCACCGCAGCGAGTACCGACACAACCGCGATTCTCGCAGAACTGCGCGCGATGCGCGCCGCCATTGACACGCTGGCAAAGCAGATGCAATCGGTAACCGATCTGCTATGCCTGGCAGCCCCACCGCCACCCACCACGCCCACGCCGATCGCCACCGCCACAGCGCCCGCCAGCCCGCCAGACCACGACACAGCGATACCCGCAGACTACCCGCGCGGGAAAAGCAAACTCTTCAAGACCTAACTATTGCAACGGTTTTGCCCGTATATTGCCCATCGCGAACAAATGTGCTACAATGCCACAAACCATAGGAGGCACCAACCGTGTACCACCTACTATACCATACAGCATTTACAGTAATCCGAGCGCTCGCCGTGCTATCACAAACCCATAACAACAATGACCGCTCAAAAATGTAGTGCACGCACGGCACGCGGGCGGCCGTGCCGCGCCTGGGCCATGCCAGACACAGACCCGCCGCGATGCGCCGCGCACCGCGACGACCGCGGAGCCCACGGCGCACCAGCAGGCAACACAAACGCACGTGAACACGGTTTTTACTCGCCCGCACTCGACGCCGCGGAACTCGCCGACCTGGTCAGCCTGGCTGATGATCCCTCTCTTGACGACGAAATAGCGGCCGCCCGCGTCGCCCTGCGCCGTGTACTGGCAGCCCTCGACACAGACCAGCCCGATCCCCGCCTAGCCAGCCTGGCCTTTGCTGGCACGCGAACGATCGCGCGACTTCTGCGAGACCAGCGCGCGATCTCTGGTGATGCCGCGGATGGCATTGCCGGCGCCATCGCGCAAGCCCTGGACGAATTGTCAACAGAGTGGGGTATTGACCTATGAGCGGAAGCGGAGAAGAACGACTGAGGCAGGCAGCGCGCCGCTTGAAACAACAGCGCACCCGTACCACGATCGACGCTGCACCATGCACGCCGTTTGACGTCGCCATGCTGGAACAAATGAACACCATACGTCACGATCTGGACGAACTGACCAGCCGCGTATGGTGGTTAATCACGATCGTCATAGCCGCAGCCATCGCAAACGCAGTAATCGGATTCCTCCTATGAGTCAAATAAGCCGCGCCGCCAAAGCCCTGCTATCAGATATCCGCTGCTTTTCCCAACTTGTGATCCGCCTACCGCTCCGATCCTACCAACTGGACCCCCTACACGCCATCCTAGACAGTGTACTAAACCGCCGCGGCCTTGAATTCTTGCTGATATTCCCTCGCCAAACAGGCAAAAACGAAGCCGTCGCCCAACTACTCGCCTATCTCCTAAACATCACCCAGCGCGCCGGAGGAAATATCATCTATGCCGCCACCGGGAATGGCCTCGGCATGGGTATTGAACGCCTCGAAGACCGACTCGACAACGCATGGAACCGCGGAGCATGGACCAAAAAGACCAAGCCCGCGCGCCGCTGCCTGGGTAATGCCGCTGTCGTATTCCTATCATCCCACCCCAGCGCCGCCACCCGTGGACAGACCGCCCACTGGCTCCTGGTCCTCGACGAGACCCAAGACCAAGACGGCCCACACTGCGAGGCAGTCTTTACACCCATGCGCGCCGCCAACAATGCAACGGCCGTCTATATCGGAACCGTCAAACTAACAACCGATTACCTGTGGACCAAGAAACAAGAGCTGGAGCGAGAGACCCAGCGCGATGGGATCCGCCGAGTATTCCTGGTACAGCCCGAAACCGTCATCAAGGAAAACCCCGCTTACCAACACTTCCTAAATGCCCAAGTCCGCAAACATGGACGACACCACCCCATTGTAGCCAGCGAATACTACCTAGAGCCCATAGACGGCGCCGGAGGCTTGTTTCACCAACGCCGCCGACTCCTGATGCACGGCAGCCACCCACGCCAGGCAGAGCCCATCACCGGCGAGCTTTACGCCGCCACCCTCGACGCCGCGGGCGAAGACGAGCAAAGCACCGATCCCCTAGCCCAGCTCGCCAACCCTGGCAGAGATTACACCGTAGCTACAATATTCCGCGTCATATTCCCGGCGCCTGGTCACTATGCCCCTGGGCCCACCTACGAGGCAGTAGACGTATTCATAGACCACGGAAGCAAACACTTCCAAAACGTACCCGGGCAGCCCGCCCTAGTCAACCGCCTTGCCGCCTGGCTCGACGCCTGGCAAGTGGCCCACCTGGTCAGCGATGAAAGCGGAGTGGGCCTGGGCCTTACGTCCTGGCTTGCCGCAGCCCTGGGCCCCCACCGCGTCACAGGCTACAACTTTGCCGGAACTGGCAAAAAAGCAGCGCTCGGGTCGCTATTCCTATCCCTGATAGAGACTGGACGCTTCAAATACTGGACCGGAGACCAAGACACACCCGCAAGCGACGGATGGTGGTTCTGGCAACAGGTCACGAGCTGTACCTATGAATTGCCACCCGATGGACGCTTCGATCGCGATCTCAAATGGTCAGTCCCCACCAACCACAAGACCGACACCCCCAACGGACCCCAGCCCACCCACGACGACCGCCTATTATCCGCAGCCCTGGTCGCAGAGCTCGACCGCCTGATCCGCACCGGTGCCGCCATACTCGGAACCGCAGCAAGCAGAGTAATCCACGCCGTGGACCCCCTTGCCCGGGAGAATCTATCATTCTAAGGAGGCTATCTAATGCGACAAGATCCGCGACACCTGGTCATACCCTTTATCTTTGCCCTACTCGCCGTAATCGCTATCTGGCTCCAGAGCGGAGGCTAACACCATGATGAGACATACCTTTGTTTCTGGAAAAAAGACACCCGCCGAGGCAGACCCACCGCCCGCAACCCGTGCCTTCGAAGCCCTACTCTGTGATCCAGACGGTGCCGAGGCAGCCCGCAACATCCTTGACGACCTCGACGATACCTACTTGCACAACATCGCCGAGGCAGCCATCGCCCTGGCTGGACTAGCCCACAATCTCTACATGCACCGCGCCGACCAACGATGGAACCGACTATAGAAAGGAAGCCCGTACAATGAACCGAGACGGACAAATCAACTGGATCAACAACCTGGCTCAGAACATCGCCGACTATGGCGGCGAGGGAACCGCCGTCGAACTGGTAGACTATGCCCTAAGCCCGGAGGGACAAGCCGAGTGGGGTATCACCGTCCCCGCCTGGTTCGATGATCACGATCGCTATCTGCTAATCGTCCGCGTTGGCGCCCGGCTATGATCACCATGACCCGTTCACCACTAACCATTCCCACGGAGCCCATACACCATGCCTAGACTGTCCAGCGCCAATTTCCCTAACCGGAAACGCTGCCATATTTGCGTCAACCCCGCCTGTGCCCTGGGTCGGCCCGAACTCGCCCACCAAGGCAGACGCACCCGCCAAAACTGCGCCCTGTGTGGCTGGGCCCTGCGCTCGATACGCCGCGCCCATCATGGAGAATTCTAGCGAGAGAGAGGAAGCCCGTAGAATGACCCGTTCACCATTCACCATTAACCATTCACCATTAACCATTCTCACCTGGTCCTTGCCACTCGCTACACTGGCCTTGACCGCCGCTTGCACCACGGAGACGCCAACCATGATCCAAACTGCACTACAATACAGCGCCCACTTACCGATCGCCGCACGCCATAGCAACCCGCCCCCCCTAACGAGCCCTAAAAAAGGTGTAGTATTCTTTGGAGACCCGCGCGCCCTGGGCCCCCTGGGCCCCTCCTGGGCAGTGATATCTGCCTGGACCCTCGACAACGCCTACACCTTGCCCACCGGATGGCCCTCGGATGTAGAGCCCGTGCTCCTATTGACCCACGCCACACCCATAGAACGCGCCATAAACAACAACGCCCCCCTACCGACAAAACGAATCATGCTTTGGAACGAACCCGACCTATGGCACATCCCCACCGACAACGCCGCAGCCCTCACCGCCGAATTGATCCGCAAACATCCCAACCATGAATACATCCTACTCAACCTAGCTGGATCCCTACAATATGCCCTTGAATTCTCCGCAGCCTATGACAAACTAACCGGTAAACCCTGGCCTGATGGCGCCCGCCTCGGGTACCATTGCTACAACCCCGCCCACGCTTGCATAGCCCGCTTGCACGACGCCAAGACGATCGCCCGCACCATAGGAGCCCCCAGTATCTGGTTAACCGAGTTTGGTACACCGCTCGGCATTGATACCACCATGAAAGACCGCGCCCGAGACCTCGACCAACTAATAGCCTACATGGAGCGAGACGCCGCCATAGAACGCTACGCGTACTTTGCCACCATGCTGCCCGACAACCTATGCAACGACATAGCCGATCCCACCATCGGATGGATCCCCCTAGCCTACCAAGTGTTCAGAAAAGACGAAATCCGACTATCCTACACTGGCAAATGGTACGCCTACAAGATCCCCCTGGTCGGAACGATGCACTATGCCAACAACCGCCCCACCGTAGGCCGGATTGCCAATCCGGCCCCCACCGTTGCCAATCCGGCCCCTAGCGAGAGAGCGAAAGGAAGCCCGTAGAATGGCCCGTTCACCATTCACAATTAACCATTCCCAATTCACCATTAACCATACCCGCGCCCCCTGGCGCCTACGCCTGGCTAACTGGCTTGCTGGGCCCTATCGCCTGGCCTCAGTATCCTCGCAAGTAGACGACTCTGCCGGCTGGCTCGCCTTTTCTGGTGGGCCCAACGACCGCGACGCCAGCGAGATCCAACAACAGTATACAGACGCCCTCGAAGCCTGGCGCAAAAACCCCATGGCAAAACGCATCATTGACACCATCACAGACTATTGCCTAGGAGACGGCATCACGCCCACCGCACCCGGAACCATCGGCCGATTTCTCGATACCTGGTGGAACCATCCGAAGAATCAAATGGATCTGCGAATGCCCGAACTGTCAGACGAGCTCGCCCGCGCCGGAGACCTATTCTTGACCCTACACCGTAACCCCACCGATGGACTATCCTACATCCGACCCATCCCCAAAGACCGCATCACCAAAATAGAGACCGCCCCCAACGATTGGGAAACGGAACTTGCCTACCATGAACGCATCACCGACAGCCCCGCAGATACAAGATGCTGGCTATCACCCAGCCACCCCCAAGCCGCCGAGGCAAACGCCATCATGGTACATTACTCTGTTAATCGTGTAATAGGCTGCCTGATGGGAGAATCGGACCTGGCAACCATTATACCCTGGCTCCTGCGCTACTCAAGACTGATCGAAGACCGCGTAAGACTGCACTGGGCAGCCCGCGCTTTTCTCTGGATTGTCACCGTACCCAGCGCCAAGGTAAACGCCAAACGAGAGCAGTACAGAACCGCGCCCGACTCTGGATCTATCATAGTCAAAGACGAGACCGAAGACTGGTCACCCGTAGCACCCAACCTACAAGGATTTGATGCTCAATTCGATATGCGATCCGTCAGACAGATGATCGACGCTGGATCCGGCTTACCTCCCCACTGGCGAGGCGAAGCCCACGACGTCAGCCTTGCCACCGCCGAGGCGATGGAACACAGCGCATCACGCCACCTAAGACGCCGTCAAAAATACCTACAATACATGGTCCTTGACTTGCTGCACCTGGCCTACACCCGCGCCTGGCAACTGCGCACCGTCCGCGCCCGACCCAACCGCGACGCCATCACCTGCACCCTAACCGATATCGATCGCGACGACAACCGAGACCTAGCCGAAGCCGCCCGCACCATCGCCCAAGCATCACAGACCCTACACGCCACCCTAGAAACACCAAGCAACCGCCAATCGACACGACTACAACGCCTTGCCCTACAGCTTGTCACCAAGTTTGCAGGCGAGCCCCTTGACGATGACCAACTCGACGCCATACAACAAGAGCTCGCCACCCTGTCAGCCCCGGCCCCCACACTCGAGACCCAAGGAGATCCACAGCACCAAAACGCACCAATCGAAGAAGAAGAAGAAGACGCAGAACACGCCACCGAGGGAGAGCCCGCCTAATGGCTATCTTGCGAGTATTCCCACGCCGCACATCACACACACCCACGGACGACCGCGCCTACATCGGGTTACCGGTCCCGGGTCACGTGCCACCCCTCGACGACATAGACCAGATCCACATATCTTGTACTTTTACATGGGATACCCGCACCGCCTACGAACTACAACAAGCCTGGTCCCGATATCACCCCACCGTCAAAGTAGGGGGCCCAGCCATCCCCAACACACCGCCTACCGCTTTTGTCCCTGGCCGCTACATCAAGACCGGCATCACCTTTACAACCCGCGGATGCAACAACAACTGCCCCTGGTGCCTGGTCCCTAGCCGCGAGGGACCCCTACAAGAGCTCTCACATTATCCCCTGGGTCACACCATACAAGACAACAATTTCCTGCAGGCATCACGCCCACACATAGAAACCGCCTTGACCATGCTCCGCAGCCTGGGCCAGCAAATCAGCTTTGTTGGGGGTCTTGACGCCCGCCTGCTAACCGCTGATATAGCAGACCTACTCAAGACCGTGCCGATCCGTCAGCTTTTCCTAGCCGCCGACACAGACGCAGCCCTAAAACCCCTGGAACAAGCCCTATACCACCTACGAGACCTACCCTTGAGAAAGAAACGCTGCTATGTTCTGTGTGGTTTTGCGGGTCAGACCCTCGACGACGCCTACGCCCGATGTAAGGCAGTTTGGGAGCTTGGAGCCCTCCCCTTTGCCATGCTATACCGTCCACCTGGGCCCTACACGCCCTACAATAAGAACTGGCACGCACTACGCCGCATCTATTCTAGCCCCATACGGACAATGGCCTATCATGACTACCGCGACTAGCAGTATACCGGCTGGCTTCGCCGCACCGCCGCGCGAGCAAACAGACGCTCGCGCGGACGCTGGGCGCTTCGCCAGCCTAGCACCCTATCTCACAGAAAGGAGCCCGTATAATGCCACAAATGGAGCCCGACCCAAAGCCGATCGCCGACACCATCACCCTAACCGGATGTACCATCAAGAACCTACGAGCAGACGTGCTCAAAGGCAGCGCCACCTTGACGATCGAAACGTACCTCGACCTAGACCTATTGCGCGCCAAGCCCGTACTCAGCCAAATCGCCGCCCAATCTCGACGAGTAGATATCACCATCACGGAACAACAACTAAAGCTAGATCTATGACACACACGAAAGG